TGCCCCCATGTTTGCGTACCTCCGTGCAGCATTGCCCCCACGTTGCGGGCTTCCGCGCCCCCACGCTTGCGTGTTCTACGGGGTTTTCGATGGAGTAATAAGGAGTACCCCCTTATTGTTCGGTTGCTTTTTCACCCTCTTGTGCATCCGCGCCCCCACGCTTGCGTGCCTATTGCTTACTCAACGAAGTAAGTTGCGGTAACCACGTTCTCTTCATCCTCTGTAAACTCGGGGTGGCAATCGAGATCGAGTCCTTGGTTTGCCATAGCATCGCTCAATTGGTAGTAGAACTTTTGTTTTACTCGCACTTCGAGTTCCACGGCATCCGGGTAGTACACTCCGGGTGACGCTTCTTCATCACTTGGCTCGAAGTGTATGACTTTGACACTCTCGGCAAATTCTTGTGCTACGGTATATCCTGTGACGTATTGGTAATCTTCGGGTTGTATGTCCATTATTTTATTGGTTTGTGTTTATTCTTTCCTTTGGGGTGGCCATGCTTGACCTCGGGCCACCCTTGGTCGTACAGGCGAGCTAGAGTGGTTATCCACTCGTAGTCTTGTCTATTGGCTTGTACATCTTGTATCCTTGGTTGAGCACGACCTCTTTGCACAGGTCTATGAATTCCTCGTCCGTCAGATGACCCTTTGCCTGGTTTGCTTCTGTGCATAGTATTTGTAGATTGTTTATGGTATTGTCTCCGCCTCGCGCGATTGGGACGATATGGTCGTATTGATAGTCTTCGGGATTGTTCCAGTTTAGTGGTCTTCCGGTCAGTGCGCATGGGAAGTGGTCACCGAATTTTGCGTGTACGTCTTTATAGTTGAAAGTCATGGTCTTTTGGAACTGGTGCGCTTTTTGGGATATTGCCTTTGAGATTTGGCGTTTTGATTTATGAGCGTACCAGGGTGGTTTGTTTTGTGATGGTATGCGTGGATTCCTGAAGTGCCATACGCGCTTTACGTGGAGCATTACAGGGTTATTTTCGCGTTGTCGGGCTTCTCGCTCCCTTACTCTTTTCTTTCCGCCCGGGGATACGTGGTATGAGATTGTTGATTTCGAGCACCCTAGGGCATCTACTATCTTGTCATATGAATATCCTTGGTTTCTCAGGGCAATGATCTTTGGCCCTAGCCCGCTCACTTTTGGTCTATATCAACTACCTTTTGTTCCGATGCCTCGGTTGGTTGTTCCTTTACGGTTTTCGATGCACCCTTTAGGATTGTGCGCACTTGATCGGGTGACATGTCTGATGCTCCCAGGGTAACGTTTGCTGATGCGGTAATGTTTGACGGTCTGCCTGAGACGGTCAGGAATTTTTCCATGAGTACGGCCACTGCATACGCTAGGTTTTGGGGTGGGATCTCATCGAGCTTTGAGTGTAGGGTATTGAGGGCATCCGAAACCATGCGTGAGAGTTTGCTATTCACTTGGTTTAGGAACTCTTGCTCGGTCATGTCTAAGCGGTAGCGCAGGAAGTTTGCGACTGACGTTCTGAGTTCGGGATCTAACTTTCTTAGTTCGCGAGCTTCTTGGGTAACGTTTGATTGTTTCGATGCGATCTTTGCGGCAGAGTCTATAATTTTATTCTTTGTCATATCGTCGCAGAACCCCCTTACTGAGTTAGGTTTTTTACGTCTTCGGTATATCCTAGGCATGTGCTTTTGCCTTTTTACGTATTTTTGTTGACATGGCAATACAAAAAGCTACGGATGTAGTCGTGATGGAAATTGATGTGGCAAAGGAAATACTTGAGAAAGCGGGTATCGGGCGTGATGAATTTGCGGAGATGGTTGGGGTAAAACCCGTAACCATGCGCATGACCTTTTACAATGGGCGGTTTAGCAAGAAAGCGGTTGCCAAGCTTGAGGAATTGGCCGGGGAAGCTCGGGAAGCTGATGACATTGACGAGGTGACTGAGATGATTAGGGAAGCGCAGGAGGTCAAGGCTGGCATGATCCGGCAGAGCATGGGCACGCCCATCGAGGCTATTGGCACTGTATATTTAGTCCCTAGGAATCCGTATTGGCGAATGGTCGAGTTTAGTGACGGCACGCATGGGAAGTTCCGCGCGCAAGCGGGCAAGTTTTTATTGGGCGCGAAGGTCAAGCTTCGCAAGGTCAAGGGTGACGAGTGGGAGTTGTGCGGGGAGTATGACAGGAAGGATAGATTGGTATGAACGCGACTAATGCAGAAATTAAAATTACTCGGGACTGGGCAATGCCTAATTCGAATACCTTTAGTATTCTGCCTATAAAAGAACTCATAAGGAAGTATATAGGGACGGGCGTTATTGTTGACCCATTTGTGCGTAATTCACCATTCAAGAAACAAAGTGTGAGCAATGATCTTGATACTGAAATAGAAGCTGATTACCACATGGATGCTTTAGATTTTCTAAAGCGATTTGGGGATAAGGAAGTTGACCTCGTACTATTTGATCCGCCTTATTCGCCACGACAAGTTTCGGAATGCTATCGTAAAATGGCAAAGACCGTGAACATGCAGACAACGCAATCGTCTTTTTGGGGTAACCTTAAAAAAGAGATAGGGCGCATCTTAAATTATGGGGGAATTTGTATTTCATGTGGCTGGAATAGCGGTGGTATTGGGAGAAAGTTAGGTTTTGAAATCGAAGAGCTTTTGCTCGTCGCTCACGGAAGCTGGCATAATGATACAATAGTAACCGTGGAGCGCAAGAGTGCTAATACTCAAATGGAGATGTTTGCATAGTGTGGATAATCCCCAAAACGTTATCAGCTTTTGTACCGGATACGGAGGGCTTGAACTTGGAATTAGACGAGCAGGCGTGGATATTAGAACGATCTGTTACTGCGAGCGGGAAAGTTATGTCCAAGCAGTATTGGTTAAGGCAATTGAAGAAGGGCGGATGGATACCGCACCTATATGGTCTGATGTTGCGACCTTCCCTTCATCGACGTTTCGAGGAAAAGTACACGGACTCACTTGCGGGTATCCGTGCCAACCGTTCAGTTCAGCGGGCAAGCGAAAAGGGGAAGAAGACCCAAGGCACTTGTGGCCTAGAATCAGAGAACACGCACGGACAATTGGAGTTCGATGGATTTTTGCCGAAAACGTCGAGGGGCATATTTCGCTTGGATTGTCCACAGTCATCAGCGACCTGGAGGAAGATGGTTACCAAGTGGCGGCAGGAATATTCTCAGCGGAGGAAGTCGGCGCTCCGCACAGAAGAAAAAGGGTTTTTATCTTGGGCAACTCCGCAAGCGAGCGACCACGTGGAAGGCGCAAGGACGTCATTGGCATCCAATCAGAAGTGCTTGGGCAGGGATCTCAAGATGTGGCCCAGCCCAAGAGCGGGAAACCCGGGGAGTCGCAAGCCCGGGACGGGAGGCAAGGTCTTGGCGGAGGAAGCGAAGAGACACGCTGGCCTGCTCGACCAGGCGAGCAACAGTATGAATGGGAGTTACCGCGAACAATTGTCACCCGATTGGGTGGAAAGCCTTATGGGTCTCCCTATAGGAACAAGCGACTTGCGCTCTTGGGGAACGGAGTAGTCCCGCAAACGGCAGAACTGGCATGGCGAACTTTATGGAAGGAACTAAATGAACGAGATGGAGGTTAACTGATGGGACAATTCATGGGATGGGCGAGTTACGATTTGAAAACGCGGTGCGAGGATTGCGGAGAAGAAGGATTGCGCGAGGACATGGATGACCATGAGCTTCATTGCAGTGCTAGGAATATCGAGAGCAAATGGAAGAAACGAATTACGCGAATCCGCTTGAGCGAAGAACCATACCCCGAGGCGGAGATTCAATGCGAAGATTGCGAGCAAGTGTGGCAGGATACGGAAGACCCGACTTGTCTTTGCGAAGAGGGAGACGATGAGTGAAGGGACAACTTACTTCGGAGGAAGGCTTGGCTGGGTGGGAACGCTTTTGGCGGAACACTCGGGTCATACGTTTCGAGGTTGGCCCGGATGGAGAGAAACGTGCCGTGCGTTCGGACGAACCGCGCAAGATGCCGAAGAACGATTGTCACGTGGATTTTCGAAGGAAGGGGCGCAAGCGCAAGCGATGAGCCAAGCGAGCAGACAGTGCACGCATGAGTTCAAAGCGCTGTTCCATCGTTGGGAACAGGAGAGCGACCTCGAACAGGTTGACATTTTGGATTGTTTGAAGGATGCGCTCGACGAGTATTACAAGGAAGACGTCGTGGATTTCGAGAGCGAGATTGATTTGGAGGATGATGGATGAACTTATACAAGCCCAGCAAGAAGATAGGCACGTGGCCTCAAATGGTAATTCGCTTGACCAAGGAGCGTGACGAATTGGTTGCGAAGAACAAGAAGCTCGAAGAGGAGAACATGGGACTGAAACGCAGATGTTGCGATCTTTGGAAGGAAGTCACGGAGGAGCGTGCAAGGAATGATACGTGAGATGCCCAAAGGGAGTGAATCCGGAATTTTGGCACAAATACGGAAGAGCGATACCACTTTCCGTTCGGAGCTTACCACGGTGCGACTTGAGAACCCTCGGGCCACCATGCTCGAAATTCGACCGCGAGACGTTGGAGAGGATACGGAGGGATGGACGGTTGGGCCGGAAGAAATCCAAGTCGAAACGCTCGAAGAAGCGATAATCCTAGGCATGGAGATACAGGCTAGGGAATGCCCAAGATAACCTACACTGACGAGGTAGACGCGAGGTTTGGCATCCCGTGGACTGATGACCTGAAGTACGACAAGGGCGAGCTTGTATGCGCGTTGAGCGAGGAAGAGATTGATCGCTTGACTATCGAAGACCCCGAGCGTGCGGAGACGCTCACTCGCTTATTGATGGATCAACCTGGTAGCGAGAAGGAAGACCCGATCCAATGGGGATGGACTCTGCCCGGTTGGAGACGGGTAATGGAACGGTTCGACAAGGACAAGATCCACGTGATACTCGGAGGAAACCGGTCATCAAAGACGATGATGGCATCTCGTATGCTCGTACACTTGGCTCAGACAATTCCCGAAGCTGAGATTCGATCCATGCACGTCACGGAGGAGCGCAGTATTCAAGATGCTCAAAAGACAATTTGGCAAAACTTGCCCATGCGGTACAAGCGGAGCAAGAAGAAGAGCGCAACACATAGCTTGCAATATAATCAGAAGAACGGGTTCAATTCGGCAAAGGCAATCTTGCCACCGACCATTGCAGGCGCGGAGCGCGGGAGCACGATCTATTTTAATAACTACAGGCAGTACATGGCAGACCCGCAAATCTTCGAGGGTTGGTCTGCTCATGCAATCCATCTTGATGAAGAAGTACCTCAAAATATTTTCGAGACGCTCTTAGGGCGCACCGCAGACTACCACGGGCGGTTGATTTTGACGTTCACCACGCTCCAAGGGTGGACTCCGCTGATCAACAGTTTACTCAAGGGTGCGGAGACGGTAAGGACGCGATATAGCGAACTCCTGCAAAGAGAATTACCTATTGAGCAAATCTCGGTCAATTGGCCTGACTGTCGGATTCATTACTTTTGGAGCGAGCAAACCCCGTTCATTGATTACAAGGAACTGGTACGCACTTACTCCAAGCAACCGCTCGAAACAAAACTTGCTCGCCTGTACGGGATACCGTCCAAGTCATTCGAGGGACGCTTTCCAAAATTTACCCGAGAGACTAACGTTATCGAGCATGAGAAGATTCCGTTCATTGCCGATCCGTCGATCAACGCAACCAGGTATTTCATATGCGACCCCGGAGGCTCGAAGCCTTGGGTTGCGATTTGGGCGGGAGTCATGGAAGACGGGAGGATATATATATACCGCGAGTTCCCCGATCAAACCATGGGTGGCCCGTGGGCATTGCCCCACGTCAACGGAGCGGGCAAGAGCGTGGGCAAGCCCGGCCCTGGACAGAAACCGCTCGGTTGGGGATACGTTCAATACCGCGACCACTTCGAGGACTTGGAGGGTGGGGAAGATATATTCGAGCGAATAGTTGACCCGCGAATGGGATCGGCCACCGTTCGAACAAAGGAGGGAGAATCCAATATCATTAACACGATGAGCAATCTCGGATTCGCATTTCGCTCAGCGCCGGGTGTGGACATCGAAGCAGGGATTGCAAAGATTAACGATGCCCTGAGTTGGGACGATACCGAGCCGATGACCGAGGACAATACGCCCAAACTGTTCGTGAGCGATAGGTGCGAGAATACGATTTCCTCGATGATCGAGTATAGCGGGCAGAGCAGGACTGAGCACTGGAAAGATCAGATCGATTGTATCCGATACTTAATGGTTAGCGGGCCTGAGCATATTACCGATGCGAAACTCGCGGCAACGGGTGGCGGTTCATATTGAGACTACTATCGACTACATTATTGACCCGTAAGGCGTTTTACCTTACAATCTGCTACACTCATGTTGAATGCCGCAGATCCCGAGTTACTCTATGCCTCGAAAGAGCCTGACATTGCGTATTTGGCTCAGACCTACAAGCAGACGCAGTCGGACTTGAGCGAATGGTTGGATCGCAGACAACGCGATTACGACGTTCGCAATTGCCAATGGGCGGGCAAATCGGATGACTTCAAGAAACATTCCTCGCTCAGTTCAACTGGTGAAGTGTTCCCTTGGGAGGGAGCTAGTGATAGCGAAGTCCGCCTTTGTGACGAGTTGATTGGTTGCCGAGTGTCGATGGTCATGAATGCGGTCAGGCGCGCTCACATCGTAGCTACCCCGACAGAGAGCAATGACGTCGAGCGTGCATCCGTAATCAGTAACTTTCTAAGATGGTTGATTAACTCCAAGATGCCGGAGTTTTATTCCGAGATCGAACTTGGACTGAACAACTTCTTTGAGAAGGGCATGATGGTACACTACGCTTGGTACGAACAACAGGAACTCAAGCAGCAACAGACTATCAAGCTCGACGAGATCGCTCAGGTTTTGCCCGCCATCGCAGAAGCTATACAAGACGGATCGATGGACGATGAGTTGAGTGATGCCCTCAAGGAACAGTTCGGGGTGAGCAAGACCAAGGGGCGTGCCATGCTTCGCGAGTTGCGCAAGGATGGAGAGACTACCGTACCCGTCACCCGCGAGGTCGTTAGCCGACCGAAAGTCCGCGCGCTCGCTCCTGACGAAGACGTGTTTTGGCCTAACTACACGATTGATCCGCAATCCGCCCCGTACGTTTTTCACGTCGTGAACATGACCCCCGAGCAAATTCGCTCGAAGATCAATTCCGAAAACTGGGACGAAGACTTTGTCGATCAAGTCGTTGAACTAGCGGACAACGCTCAGACCAATGACAATATTTACGACTCGCGCGAAGAGGATGAATTCATGCGTGCTGACGATCAGTACGTGAGGATCGTATATTGCTATCAAAGACTTTTGGATGAGGACAACATTCCGGGCATTTACTGTACGGTCATGCACCCTGCGCTGAGCGAGGTCTACGCCAAGCATCAACTTTTAGATTATGCGCATGGACAGTACCCGTTTGTCGTGACCACGCTGGAGAAGACTTCCAAGAGATTGTATTCTTCACGGTCATACCCCGAGCTTATCGAGTCACTCCAACAAGCGCTCAAGGTTGAGACTGACTCGGGAATAGACGCACAGTCATTGACTACTTTGCCCCCTCTCGAACATCCCCTTGGGCGTGCCCCAAGTCGGTATGGGCCGGGTGTGAGGTTGCCATATCGTACACCTGGAGAAGTTCGGTTTGCCGACACTCCGCGCGGGTCAGTCGTAAACGTGGAACTTCGCAGATACATCAAGGAACAAGCTGACAGATACTTCGGCAGGAACGCGCCTGGGGTCGATCCCATCGAGGCGCAGATGAAGCAGCAGGAAATCATTGATAAGGTATTCCAGCACCTCAAGCACGTCCTCGATCAAGTGTTCAGCTTATACCAGCAGTACGGGCCTGACGAAGAATACTTTCGGGTCACGGGCGTGCAGGACATGCAGAAGTTTAACAAGGGACAAGCTGGTGAACGCTTTGACTTCTACATGCAATTCGATGCCGCCTTGCAAGATCCCGCGCAAATACTGGAGCGCGTAAAGGCAATTGCCGAGCTTGGCGGTATGCTTGACAGAAATGGGGTGCTTGATACCGAGCAGTTGCTCACCATTGCAGTCGGACAAATCCTGCCAGGTGCGGCAGAGAGTGTCATGATGCCCAAGGAAACCGCATCTCAAAAAGCGATTGAAGAAGAGCGTCAGACAATCACCGAGATATATGCGGGTGTGCCTCCTAACGTTCGTCCGCAAGATGCCCATGAGATGAAGCTGCAAGTATTCCAGCAGTGGCTTGCACAACCGGACATTTCCGAAAAGGTACAACAAGACCCTGCATTGCAGGAGAGAATTTCCCAATACTTGAAACAACGCCAATTTGCCGTGACCCAGCGCCAAAACGCAGAGATCGGAAGGTTAGGTACTGCCCCGACTGAATTTGGCGAAACTCCAACGGCAGCATAGGAGGTATACACAATGCCATACGGTAAAGGTACATACGGATCAAAGGTCGGCAGACCATCAAAGAAAGCAAAAACGAAGGCACGCAAGAAGATGCCCGCTAAGAAAAAAAGAATGCTCAAGAGAAGGTGAGCGCCAATTACTGGTCACGTAGAAAATGGAGTTGCTGACATGCCCCGAAAGAAAAAGACCTACCACGACATTGACCCCGAGCAAGCGATCCAAGCGTTAAGCTTCTTGAAGGATGAACCGAATTTCAAGAAATACATCGAGATGCGCGAAACCATGCGCGAAGAAGTCATCCGTCGATTGCAAGTCAAGGAAGTGATCGAGTCCACAAATCGACACTACATGCTTTGCGGAAAACTCGAAGCGATAGACGAGGAACTCGATATGTTCTACAAGCTCTAAGCCTTTTCAGACATGGGGTAATGTCACCCCCCTGAGCGTAAGCCACACTGCGCCAGGGGGGTTTTTTGTTGTCGTGTAAGGTGAATTGCCTTACAATTTGCTACACTACGCTACAGATGGGCGTTGAATTATGGAAGAAGCAATTCAAGAGGTTGACTCGGTATCCTCCCAAAATACCGCGAATGATGAAACGCAAAGCGAGGATGAGAATCTGACGATGGCAGAGTACGCGAGCAATTTGCTCAAGGCTCAGACAAAGGAAGAAGAATCATCCGAGCAAACCGAGGAGGAATCGGAATCCGCTGAACAAGCTGCGGAGGAGGAGGATGCCGAGGAAGTACAGTCTGCCGAAGTACCGGACGAATCGGATCAAACTGAGCCGCCCGCAGAACCTTCGGATGTTCTTTCACAGTACGGAATTGATTTGGACGCATTGTCCGAGGATGAGTCTAGGGATCTCGCTAAGGCGCTCAACGCCTCTGCGGTCAAAAGATTCGGTAGGCTCACCGCTCAGAAAAAAGCTTTGCTTGCTGAGAACCAAGAGCTACAGGCGCAAGCCCAAGCCAAGGAACAAACTGCAAGCGCCGAGCAACCTGAGTTTCTAAAGGACAATGCCCTGAGCAACGTTACCGACCTCAACGGGTTGACCAAGGAAGTCGAGAACCTCACCACGCTTATTGAATGGACTGAGGAGGGACTTGAGAACGAAGTCGATTACGATGACGAAGGTAATGAGTTTGTCGCGAAGGACGGGGACAAGACTTATACGAAAGCCGATCTGCGAAGAATCCGGGCAAACGCCCGCAAGATACTTCGTAAAGACGCTCCCGCGAGACAGAAATGGATCACGGAACGTACGGAGTCCGACCAACACGCGATCAAGACTTTTCCTTTTCTCAGCGATGGGGAGAGCGAAGAGTATCAATTGTTCATGCAGACCAAGGAAAACCCGCTTTACAAGCCCTTGCTCGAACATCTGCCTAACGGGAACTTTGCCCTTGGCTTGATGATCGAAGGAATGAAAGCGATCCAAGGCCGCCAGGTCGATTCCAGCAAACCGAAACCCAAGCCAAAAGCGCCAGTTGCTTCCGTCGAAGCGGGGGCAGCCAAGCCAAGGACGGAGAACTCGACAAGAAAGAAGGCTCTGCAAGCGGCTCGGGCTAAGTTCGATAAGTCAGGAAACATGGCAGACTATCAAAATTACATCAGACTGCGGGATACCGCATAATTTAAACACTCAAGGAGGAATAGCCAAATGGCTCAAGCAACTACTTACTCAACCGCAGGTAATAGGGAAGACCTGACGGATGCAATATCAATACTCGAACCCGAAAACACACCATTCATCAGCATGATGAAGAAGGGAAAAGCAACTGGCACGTTTGTAGAAGTGCAAGTTGATAAACTTCAGACCGCAAGCTTCGATGGAGTTAATGAAGGTGAAGACGTCGGGAGTTTTACAAATCAAGCCGCTGACAGAGCGCGCATTGGAAACTATGTGCAGAAGTTCCGGCAAACTTGGAAAGTCTCCGATCTGCAAGAACTTGTGGATACCGCTGGTGTCGCAAGCGAAAGGGCAAATTCCGAAGGAAAATGCGTAAGGCAAGTCAAGAGAGATATTGAAGCTGCATTTTGCTCTTCGCAAGATCGTCAGGCCGAAGCAGGAAGCGGTACGCCTTACAAGACTCGCGGGATGCTCAAATGGCTCGGAGTTGGGGGGCAACCTTCCGACGTCCCAAGCTTTGCGCAGAACGTCGCTAACGATACCACGGGAACGCAGACCGAAACGACCTTCAATACCGTTCTTCAGGAACTCTACGAAGCTAACGGAATGCCCGGTGGTCAGCTTACTCTGATTGCAGGCCCATCGCTCAAGCAAGAAATCTCGAAGTTTTCGAGACAACTTGCCGCGACTAACGGAACATACGTTGTTAACCAAGACGCTGACAGCAAGAAGATAACCTTGTCAGTTAACGTTTACGAAGGTGACTTCGGATTTGTGAATATAGTGCCTTCTGTACATGTCAATAGAACAAGCGGATCGGACACTGTTGACGGTGATGCCGGACTTCTGATCGATCCCGAGTACGTTGCAATGCACACGCTCAAGGCCGAGTCTGCCACTCAATTGGAAGACCAAGGCGGAGGATCACGCGGCTATGTTGACGTAGTCGCTGCCTTGTCCTGCCTTAGCCCAGTTGCTCACGGTTACTTCAATTAATCGCTAAACCATAAGGAGATTTAAGACATGGCAAATACAGACGTAACATTAGGAAACGCCCGCAAGGACGTTCTCTCAAATCAAGAACGCGCTCAGGGTTATACCCACAAGTGGAAAATCCTTTACACGGACATTGATGAAGGCTCAGGGTCTTCCGATACCGTGACCGTTGCTCTTGGTAACACACCAACCGACTTCATCATCTCGAAGGCTATGATTAACGTCACTACCGCAATGACTGGTACTGGCGCTTTAGCCGCTGAGTTGGGAACGGACGGAGACCCGAATAACTTTATCGAGTCCACTTCCGTAACCGCAGTCGGGCCTATCATTGCAGCAGCAGGTGCAGCACCAAAGACCCTTGCTGGGACTTTTGCCGCAGCAGCTGATGCTTTGCAAATCAAGTTCACAAACTCCTCTTCCGGTTCGCCATCCGCGCTGACCGCAGGGGAACTCGACATTTACTTGGCGATGCATTCCGCCAACGACGTCGGGTAACAAGATTTGTTGTTGTTCATTGGAAGGGGAAGGTTCGTATCGCGCGAGCCTTCCCCATGAACAATCTAACCATTTAAACTATGTCCGAGATTTTTATACCCAAGTGGAAAGATAACCAAAAGAACGGTTCGCAGTTCATGAAGAATCTTGAGAGGCATTTGCGCTATGAAGTAGACCTCGAAAAGTTCGAGCACAAGAAGCGCGAAATAGAATGTGGCAAGGAGAACCAACAGGGCGGAATGCTCGAAGGGGTAGGGCAATTGAAAGCGACTATCCCTGCACGCGACTATTTCAGATGGCAACAGTACAAGCCTGGTTGCTGGTCGGATAAGCAATTTGTTGACGAGTACCTTCGTGACAACCCCGCTTGTCGCACCAAGTCACCTGACAAGAAGGTCTTTCAAGGAGGCTTGGGACTGGCATGAGAGTAACCTCGGTCAGCACTATGCGGACGAGCTTGACCCAAATGATTGGGGTTGACTCGTTATTGACCGCAGAGACTGACGCATCGACCCGTAGCTTCAATCGTTTCGGACGCTTGGCATGGGATCGCACGGCATGGCCTTTCGTCTCCCGCTTGACGCAAGTCGTGCCTGACGTTCGCGTAAGGAGCGTGGACGTAGGGAGCGGGGGGAGTTCATACAGTTCCGCGCCAACCGTGTCATTTAGCGGAGGAGGGGGAAGCTCGGCTGCGGCAACCGCAACCATCAATAGCGATGGCGAAGTAAACGGCATTGCGGTGACTAACAACGGGACGGGATTCACGGGAGTCCCGACTGTCGGTTTTAGCGGGGGTGGCGGGAGCGGAGCAACTGCAACTGCAAACTTACTCGCTTACCTGGACTTCGGAACAACGATAAGCGAAGTCTTTCGGGTCACTGACAAAGACCCGTATAGCGGAGGCACTGCAAACGACATTGCCTTCAAGAACATTTACATAACCGGAGCGAGTGAATACGGGGAAGCTATCTTGCCCAACCGCTCATCGACCAGTCCCGTATGGGTATATTACCGCGCGCCTTTCCCGTCTTATGGCGGGAGCGCAACCGACTACCCTTGGATCTTTTCCGAGTATGCGGTACTCGGTGCATACAGCGATTGGCTAATTGCGGACGGGCAGACTGATCGCGCGCAAGTAGCGCTCCAGCAAGCCGAAGCAGTCTTGCAAGTCGAGCTGGATAAACTCGAACGTCAAGAGGGACAATCTCAACCACTTTTAATTGAAACATACGGAACGACAATAGCCGCTCCTGCATAACAAGGAATACATTATGGGATCTACATCAGAATATCGCGGCCTCGGTCTTAATGGGGGCGAATACATCAATGACACTGCCGTCCATACGGGCAATTGGTTTGCCATCCAAGCCACTGAGGATACCGTGCTTGCCGCGCAAGCGAGCAACATTACCAACCTCGATGACATATGCACCGGGCAAGACGCAACCACCCTTGCCGCAGGAATGGTTTTGTACGGAAACTTTACAAGCATTGATCTTACGAGTGGTGCAGTAATTGCGTACAACGTTTAATGTCTCATTCCACCATATCGCTTGGGCTTGGCTTGGGTGGGGGTAAAGCATCCACATCGTCGGGCAGACTTGCGGGTAGTAGTTTTGCTAACGATTATAGCGTCCATTTCGACGGTGCAAACGACTACTTGACCGCAGATGCAGGAAGTGCTTTGCGTGCAACTTCTGCCATTAGTTTCTCGCAATGGATAAAGTTGGACACTATAGGTGGTACGCAAAAAGGGTTTAGTTTGGGCAATCCATCCAGCCTTGATGACCGTATTCAGTATTATGTTAATTATGCAGGAACTGTAACTGCTTACATAAAACTAGGGGGGGCAGCGGTTTCAAAGAATAGTTCCACTGCGGTAATTTCCGCAGGGTCGTGGTTTCATATTGTTATCACATTGGACAACACAAACGGAATAAAAATTTACGTAAATGGAAACCATGAAGCGACTCAGTCGGTTTCCGCTGGGTACTTGTCTAGCAACTCCAATCTTACGCAAGTTAGAATGTCTGCCCGCGCTACTTCCCTATCGCAATTTGTAGATGGAAAAATTGATGAGACAAGCGTGTATGCCACAACCCTTTCCGCGAGCGACGTGACGGACATTTACAACAGCGGAGTCCCGACTGACTTATCAGCATATTCACCTGTCCACTGGTGGCGCTTTGGTGACAATGACGGTGGTACGGGAACAACCATTACGGATCAAGGAAGCGCAAGCGATGACGCTACGCTCTTTAACGGCCCGACCTTTTCAAGCGACGTACCGTCATGAGCAGGAAATACGTAATAATTGACGCTGACGAAGTTAGTTCCGTTGACTTTTCGCAAGTCTTCGAGACAAGCGCTGACACGCTTAGGTACAACGTCGATCCGGCCGGAACGAAAACTTTCGTGAAATTTGAGGGCGCGACTCCCGATTTTCTAGAAGGAAAGACTCAATACACGCACTCCCAAATTCTAACAATCCTAGCCACGGAAGAATGGACTGATCCGAATCCTCCCGCATGAAGCATTCACATATAATACTTCTTGCCGACGCAATATTGTTACTAACCCTTGTCATATTAAAAAGGGGGTAGCTTTGTGGAAACCTACATATTTCTTGGATTGTCGGTTGCGGTTAGCGTTATCGGATTCTTTCTGAAGCGGATCAAGGAGGAAGTGGATATGCAAAAAGCCAAGACCAATAAGTTGGAAATCGGAGTTGCCAGGCACTACGAAAAGATTCGCAACTTGGAAAAACTTGCCGAGGACAGACGCGATGACGTTAAGAGAATTTACGAACTGATAGGTAAGAAATGATCGAGGGCGGACTTTCAGAAAACACGCAGGTCAAAGCGAACCTTGCCTTCATGGCAAAGACCATCGCGTTGGTTGGCACTGCCGTTTGGGGGTACAGCGTGATATGGAATAAAATCTCGGCATTGGAAAACGAGAACATCCGTATGCACCATGAGATGGAACTGAACAGCGAGTTTCGGATCAAATGGCCTCGCGGGGAGATCGGAGCATTACCTGCCGATGCCACGCAGGATATGAACATTGCTCACTTGAAAGACCGAGTGGATAAGCTCGATGAGCATGTCGATAAATTGCGACACGGCAACAACGGGAATGGACACTGATGTTCGAGTTGCTTGCATTGTTTTTAACAGGGGGAGGATCTGCCGCTATGGGCAGTATACTCAAGGGTGTGTTCGGAGCGATGACGGATTCGCGCCAACAGAAGTACGAAATGGAAATGGCGAGGGAGGCGAGAAATAATGAATTTGCAATCGAATATCAAAAGGCGCTCAACTCAGGCCCAGGCGGTGCGTTCACTCGCGCTACTCGTCGTATGCTCGCTCTTATTGGCATGTCAACGCTCGCGTTCATCACCTGTATCACTACCGTCTACCCAAGCGTACCGCTCATCAGTACAACAAACATTACAGGAGAGGGGCGGAAAGAGTTTCTATTCGGACTCCTCAGTTTTCCAGCTGAGCAAGCCCCTCTGGTCGTTACAACGGGACATATTGCACTCTTCCAAGCAACAGTAGTTTTACCAATGATCGTGGGCTTTTACTTTACACCAGGAGGCAGGAGATAATGATCGACAAGGATGCAATGTGGGGGATGGGGGGAACGCTTGCAACGTTTTCGGGTTCGCTCCATGAAGTCGTTGGCGTGGTCGCAGGTACGCTCACAATCATATTCATGTCGTTCAAAATTTGGCAGGAGGTCAAGAATCGCAAATGAGTCGATACCGCTCATACGGCAATCTCGATGACCAAGTCCAATCGGAGGGTGATCGTGGATTTCGTGGGATTGATTCCTACAAGGAAGTCACTTCGCTCGAAGGTGGATTTGTAGAGACTTCCGAGAACATGCGATTGATTGGTGACCTTGCGGAGACACGCAAAGGGATCGACTTCTTGGCAGGTGCGGTCACCCTGACTTACTCCGCAGGTACGGAGCAGGTCTTCGCCTCAACGCTCTACTCCGACCCGGCAACGGGCAACGAGTACGTCGTGGCTGCGACCAAGGACAAAGTAATCCTATGGAATGACGCGAATAACAGTGGTATCGATATTGACTACCCTGGTAGCGAGGTAGTTGCGGCAGCGGATGGAGCAACCTTCGTGCAAGCCCTTGAGAAGCTCATCTTGTTTCGCGGGTCGAGCAAGACCCCACTCGAATGGGACGGGGATACCTCGAATGACTTTGTAGTCAAGGCAAACGGATCACCCGGGGCGGGAAGGATTCAATGCCCGAATACGGACTATGGCGTGTTCTTCCGTAACCGTCTGATTATTCCGCAGCCTGCGGATTCCGCATTTACCCTAATCGCCAGTGATTTGCTAGATACTGACAACTACTATGCCGCTGACTCGCAGTTTAGAATTAATAAGGGATCTGCCGATTTCCTCGTAGGTTTTTATCCGTACCAGGAAGACCAGTTAATTGTGTTCATGCGCAACAGCATACACATGGTTAACAACATCGCGACAACCAGTGCATCGAACACGTACGAGATCACCCGCCAGCATGGATGCGTAGCACGGAAGTCAATCGCGCAGAGCGGGCCTCAAACGTTCTTTCTGAGCGACAACGGGGTCATAGTACTCTCGCCCGGGACAGACCCCGCAAAGGGGCTAGGCGTGGCGATAAGTAAAATTTCGGGGGAAACCATCCCCATGACCCAACAGATACAGGATCAATTCGCAGACGTGAATTACAAGTATGCCGACCTCGCGTGCGGGGTAACGTTCGATAACAAGTATTATCTCGCAGTACCTACGGGATCTTCTACGAAACCAAACAAGGTATTCGTTTACTCGTTGCTCTCGTCAACGTGGATTAGCGTAGACGATTACCCTGCAATGTCAGGAAGCTTGGCATTCCAAGTGGATGACTGGGTCATCTGCTCACACGGGAGCAACCCGACCAAGCGCAGACTGTTTGCGTGCAACCCAACTGGATGGTACTTGATGGAGGAAAACACGATTGACGATAGTGGCAGAAAGATCGGATCGACCTCGGAGTCGGGAACAACCGCAATAGCAGGCAAGCTAGTCACTCGCGCATTTACGCTTGGTAACCAAGACGTCAAGCGCTGGAGACGTGGACAGTTAGGCGTGAATACCGTGGCATCCGATGCGTTCAACATCAAGGTCAATACAATCGACCCGGATTCCTCGACCACCGTGTTGAGCCACACCGCAAGCGGGACGGAGGAAGCACTCTTACGCTTCGGTACTGGACGCACACGTGGTTATGGTTGCCAAGTTGAGATAAACGTCACAGCGGGATGCCCGAGCTTTAGACACGTTAATCTCGAAGCCATTGCAAACGGACTGAATGCAAGGAGGGAGATCGCATAGATGGCAATCACTGCATCAGTTACGCGCGGTTTTACGTACAGTACGGGAATTGAAATTTCTGCCGCCAATTTAAATGAACTGGGTGAACCAACGGTTACCGTTGCCACACCCATCGCGGTGGGCAATGGCGGAACGAACGCAACCACTGCAAGCGCGGCTCGCACTAACCTCGGACTAGGCACGATTGCAACCCAAGCAAGCAACTCGGTATCCGTAACGGGTGGCTCAATGAGCGGTGTACTGATCACCCTTCCAAGCTATGCGGTGAGCGCATTGCCAAGCGCAGGGACTGCGGGACGGGTAGTGTTTTGTACGGACGGAGATGGGGGAAGCAAGTGCTTGGCGGTAGATGACGGAACGAATTGGAAGCGAGTAGCACTGGGAGCAACGGTAAGCACATGAACGTGAATATTTTAGAACGAGTCAAAGCACTATACGATGAATGTGGTACGGATATGTTTAAGGATATTTCTGCCTATTTGGCATATGGGTACATTCACAAAACCCCCAAAAGTTTTATCTTAGCCAAGACGGTAAATCTTAATAATAAAACGAAACCAAGCGAGCAGTGGGGGGAATCAAATCCAAATGCATGGTTTGTGCATATGGCAGTAGGAGAAGGGTGCATAAGTGAGTGGATAAAAATTATGCCCTTTGAATTGCCGTATGTTGGCTGGGGAAGAGAAACGAAAAAAAGAGGAATTAAATTTTACGAATTAAATAAAATATTACGGAGAAAATAAAAAATGTCAGACTCATCACCACCACCTCCCGCCAATGTCACTTATGGTGAAGCATTGGCAGATTCGTTAAGAGCACAAGCCGAGTTCCTCAAGGGAACGGGAGACTTTGCAGATGTGGGTAGCTTGGAAAGCTTGTTGCCTCTAGAAGAAAGCATCCGGAAGAAGACCGCGCAGACTGACACTGACATTCTCAGGCAGACGTTGTTGGGTGACGAGACTCAGGTCAAAGTGGTACGCACTCCTGACGGGCGATTCGGTATACCCGATGGGGAAGTAGTCATGTCAAGCGAAGGGCCAAGCGCAGGGCGGTATCAGTTAATAAGTCATGGCGGGTTTAGTTATGGTGGGGGGGAAAATTTAAAAATATTCGATACTGAAACTGGAGGAGTGATAGATCGTAATCAACTGATGTTAGACGCTGGCTATATCAAGCCCGGTCCGGACGGAGGGTTCGTAGACACCGGAAAAGCTAGAGAGGACGGCATAGGTGTGTCTATAGGCGCTCAAGGCCCAGTTCTTGAAGGAAAAGCACATGAAAAATTTATATCAGACCAGTTTAAACGTCTCAACAACGCAACCCCTACAGAAATTCAGCAAACTTTTAAATTCGAAAACCCATATACGGGTGAGCCTTTGCAAGAAGGGCAGACCATTACTGTTCGCGATGAAACAGGCATGGTTGATCTCTTGGGTGATAGACGCGCAGTCCAAGAGTTTGATACAAAAACCGCAACGCAAGCGGATGTGGATGCCGGACTTGCCACGGAAGTCGGTGATTCCTTTGTTGCTCAAAGACAGACTCAACGCCAAGCGGGGTTTGATGACACGGGCAATTTCATGGGTCTTGCCGCAATGGCGGAGGACATTCAACGAGGCAACTTATCACGCCAGCGCGAAGCCGACTTGCAAGACGTCGCTCGCTTATCCGGCTTGTACGGTGAGATCATGGAGGAGTACAAACCAGGCACGACCTCCGCGATGACGGGCGCAAAGGATTTGATAGAGGGGCAAAAGGAAAACTTGCTCAGAAACGTCGGAATTTCAGACCCTGAGAAAGTCGCATCTCAAGGAGTACAAGCCGATCCGCTCAGGCAACAACTCATGACTGATGCCGAGCAAGCGCTTGGGCAAGGATTGACAGACCGCGAAGAGCGTCAGATTGCCGAGGCCGCACGCGCGCGTTCCACGATGATGGGCAGAACGTTTGATCAGTCAGGTGCAATCGCAGAAGCTGAAGCTCGCGTAGCCGAGGACAATCAGAGACGTATGCAAAACCGCGCATTTGCGCAACATGTACTCGGGCAGGAAGCGGGCATACAAACCGCAGACGATACACGTAGGCTCGGGGCGGATCAGTTTAACGTCGGCGCGCAAATGGATGCCGAGAGACTACGCGAATCACTCCGTCAACAAGGCTTGCTCGGATACCTGGATGCCGCAAGTCGCGTGTCGCAAATCGAGAACCAGGAAAGTATGCTCGATCCATTCCAAGCCATTCTTGGCAGAGGGGGAGGAACGGCACTACAACAAGGGCAGAGCGTGTTTGGACAAGCGGGATATGGGTTACAATCTCAGCCGCAATACTTACGGCCCGAAGCGGGTCTTGGGTTCATACAGAACCAAGCGACCAATGCCGCCAATATGTATGCCGCTCAACAATCCGCAGCCGGGGCTAAGACAGCAGGCATATTTGGCGGGCTTGGCGCGCTTGGCGGGGGAATCGCAACAGGGATATTGGCTTAATCAAGGAGAACACAATCATGGCACGACCATATTTTACAGGGAATTACGGATCACCACTGATGAGCAATCAGGCTGCGGCAATGCTTGTCGCAGATCAAGGAGCGAAGACGGGACAAATGTACGCCCAAGCAGGCAAGGATATTGGGGGCGTGGTCAAACAGTACGGGTTGAATAAGGAGAAGCAGAAGAAGCAAAAGGCGAATATTAAATCGACTGTAAACTTCTTGGACTCGCTTGCTCAGAATGACCCGGCAATGGAAGATCAATATGCCTCAATGAAAGATCAACTGCTCAATGAGGATATTAGTTTAACCGAGCGTGATGCACTTGCTAGTCAGGGCTTAAAACAAATCTCACTTTCATCTCAACATGAAACCCAGCGACTCAATCAAGATACCGCAAGGCTTGCAAACGAGTTTGCGAAAGAAACGAGAAACTTGCGTGCAGATATGTTAGGGCAACAGCGGGACTTTGGGGAAATTCGCAATAAACTACAGTCGCTTAATTTGGCTAAAGTCGCGCAATTGCAACCTGACGAGATTAAGGCAACGCTTGCTCAAGTGAAATCAATAATAGACACGATGCCATCACGCACCGCAGCTACCATTGCGCAAGCCGAAGGTGTTGTGCGAGATGAAAGCACGCGCGGTGCATATGTAGATTTACGTGGCGGGCCTCCGGGCGTAGCCGCGCAACAAGCAACACTGGAAGATTTGGCTGTAGAGCAAACGGAAGCAAATATAGATCGAACTCAGGGTTTAACAGATGCAATAGATGCAAAAGTGGAGTTAATGAAAAGACCACCTATTGATACCACGATTCCGGGGAATGCGAATATTGCCAAGGAGATCAAGGCCGTCAGTTCCGATATCGCGTCACTTGAAGATGAAGAAACAAAAGTGAGACACCCTGATGATGACAATAAGTATCTCAAGATTAAAGATTTCTTTATCTATGATGATTACGAACAAAAGTATGTAGTTAATGAAAAACTAAAAGAAAAGTTATCGCCTCGCCTAGAAACGCAATTTGATGCCCTTCGGCTTGCTTATGATAAGCAATACGAGTTACGTATGGATGAACTTGTACCTATTGATATCAAGCAAGACGATGGCAGTTTAAAGCAAGAATTTGTTCCAAGACGAGAGTACCTTAGATTAAAAAAACTCAAGGAGGATGCCGATGCCGCAGCAGCAGAGCAAGCCCGTCAAAACGAAATAATAAGGCGTTCCAATAAAATAAACAGAGATCCTTATATGCAACAGCCCGAAGTTGGCGGTATGGGATTTCCGTTTAGTCCATAGCCTCTATTGGGGTTAAATAATGGCTAGGTTACAATATCAAAACTTATCTCCCGACCAAATAGATTGGGATGCGACCCATAGATCGCAAAACCCAAATTGGGCGCAAGACCTAACCCCCGATCAAATAGATTGGGAGTCCACTGAGGAGCGCCGGCATCGCTCCGTGCGCAGACCCGCACCCGAACCCGACTTCCTTGATACCGCTGCGATCATTGGTTGGGAAGTCATGCCAGCAATTGCGGGAAGTCTCGTATTATCGTGGTTAGGCCCGAAAGGTATTGCTCTCGGGGGCGCGATGGGGTCAGCAGCGGGCAACTATATGTCACAGCGTTATCGCATCAATCGTGGTTTCCAAAAAGACCTTGGCTATGGCGAACTTGCAGCGGCAACCGCAATAGGTGCAGTCCCGCTCTCCGCGCTTCCGGGCAAGGGCGCACTGGCACGCACCGCGATTCGCGGGACAGAGGGTAGTGCATTGGCAACGGGCGAGTTGTATGCGCGTACTTACCTGGACGAAGGGCGCGCACCGACGAGCGACGAAATATCGAAGACCTTGCTCTTTGGCGCTGCCTTTGGAGGAGTGCTGGGTGCAGCGGAAGCGAAGTGGTTAAGCATGAAAACCGGAGTGGATGACTTGGAGGGCAAGACCCGACCCCAAGCATTGAAGCTTTTGGAAAACAAGATTGATGACGTTGGTGGGCCTGCGAATTACGAAGCGATTTCACCCACTGGATTCTTTACTTTTCGCGATCCCTATGGAAATTTCACTTTTCGCGATCCCGACGTGTTCGCTCCAACCGCTCGGGACACGAATGAACTTGGCCCGCGCAGACTTCAAGAGTTAGATCAACAAGCCTTACCTGGACAACGTGGGTTACCTGGCCCACGCCAAGCAAGACTAGGTGCGCCAAAGACCGGATCGGACGTAATTATAGAAATCGAAGCAATGCCCGTCAAAGACTATGCCGAGGGTGTGCTTTCGGGATTGGAGAATAAACTCTTGCTTGAAACCGATGACATGGTTCGCGGGCTTGCTAGGAGTGACGAGGTTGCTCCCGAGTTCCAAGCTCTCAAGGATGCGTTTGAAAAGGAAATTGCGAGTAGTAACGAACTGTTCACTGGGATCAACCCCATAGTCGCAAAAGGAAACCTCGCGGACAACAAGCGCTTGCGCGAGATCGATGCCGAGCTTGAGGAGTTGGGAATAGCTGAGCATGTTGGAGACACATACGGCCCGGAAGCATTTACAGGCGCAACCACAAGCGCAAAGAATCGCAAGAAGATTGCCAAGCTTGAGAAGGAGCGTGACCGCTTACACCTCAAGCACGGGATCATACAGGTGCGTGGCGGGGCGGCAGGACTTGCCGTTGGAGCGGGGATGCTCTCGCAAGCCGAGGAGGAAGAACTGCGCGAGCTTGGGCCTTGGGGCATAGGCTTGGGCATGTTTGCGGCTGCGACAACGGGGAGCAAGCCAGGACTTTGGAAGCGAGCAAAAAACGCTATATTCGGGGGGAAAAAGCAGGCGGATAACGAAGTTGCCGAAGCTGCCAAAGCTAACAAGACTCCCCCGCCAGTAGAACCACCCGCACCTCCACCACCCGCAAAAACCGGAACTACACAAGCTTCGCAAGCAAGAAAGAAGCAGACCACGCCTCGGGACAAGCAAGATATTCGCGCATGGTACTTCGATGAGTTAATCGAGGCCATTGATGACGGAACTGACCAGGTTCTTGTTGAGCAAGCAGTGCAAGAACTTGCGCGTCGCGCGGCAAGAGACAAGGGGTTCGCACTCCGCCTTCAGCGCAAGCTTGACGAGTTACAACAAACAGGAAAAGCGCCCAAGTTGACCAAAGCAACGGTTACTGAGGAAGGTGCGGGCAGGCTCACTCCTGCCACAGACCCCGCAACTCGACAAGCGATTTCCGAAGGAATTGAGCAAGGCACGCTCGTTCAACCGCGCGGACTAGAAGGGCGTCACTTTTTCGATATGAAAAATGATGAGTTGCTCATAGCAATTCAGCGGGGTGATGCTGAAAGCGAAGTTGCTGCCCGCGAAGCGCTCAGGCGCGCAACGGAGGGAAAACCCAAGACCCGCAGGTTTTTCGAAAAGCACGCACCGATGATCTTTCCAGCAATCCTAGCCTCCGGGGTTTCGATAGGCGCGGTTGCTGATATACTTGAAGAAGAGGACGAGAATGGGCAAATCAGACAAGCGGGCATGGGCGGATTCATGCTCCTCTTGCTTGCCGCAGGTTTGGGCCAACATGGATACAGGAAGTTCATGAAGACCAAGCAGGGTAGGCAAGCAAAGATTGCCGCTCAATTGCACCCCAATAAGGTCGAGCCGGACGCTATCAAAGCAAAGCGCGTTGATACCGCTACGGAAAAAGCTCAGAACCTATACGTCCCACCAAGCGAGTTGAGGAAGACCATGCAAGGCGTGATGGACATGGCAAATCATATACTCGTCCCGTTATCCCGTAACCTTAAGAAAATCAGTCCAATCCTAGCTGGTGAGTTTCGCAAGCATGACGGAAAGATTCGCGTGAAAACTCGCGAGTACATGGATCGCGCTGCACCGTTCATCACGAATATGACGAAGATTCTTCGTCCGGAACTATTAAAGAAAATAGCTGGTGAAAAAGGTAACCCCGAGCTATTTCAAAGATTTAAATTTCTTTTGTTGAACGGAAAGTATCTTGCTACTGAAAAAGGAGAAGACTCGCTTGCAATAATGCTTGATGAAATGGTGGCATCAAGAATTATAGGTGTAAAAGAAAAAAATAAGTTAAGTAAAGAGATGATAGAAATGCGCGACGCTCTTGACGAGATCCGCACTTATGCTCGCGAGGAGGGTGGTATTGACGTTGGGTATTTTGAGAACTACTTCCCCCGCCAAGTAAACGATTACGCATCTTTTAAGAAGTACCTTGACGAAACGCTGGATAATCGCGACTTGAGGAACGATATCGAGAAGGCGTTGGATGAGTATGCGAAGAAATACAGTATACCATCCCGTGATTTAATCCCCGCAGACGAAGCGGCAGAAGTAACGTCTCGCGTTCTGCGCGGATATCCAACGCAACCAGGCGCGACTTTAGCCCCTAACTTTAAGAAACGTAGCTTAAACGAAGTCACGCCCGAGATGCTCGATGCATACGCTGACCCGGCAGATGCGTTGAAAACCTATATCGAGCGGGCAGTTGATTCGACTGAGCGTAGAGTATTCTTGGGTAGAAAACCTGCTACCGCATCAAAGACAGTTGGGTTCGAGGGAAGCAGGGATCGAGTGGGTAGCGACCTTGGTATGCGAATGGACGTAGATGAAAGCTTGGGAGCTGCCGTAGCCAACCGCTTGGCTAAGGAGACGGGACAGAACCTGTCGCAAGAAGACGTGATTAAGCTCGCTTCAATCATTCAGTCGAGGTTTAGCGGGAAGACGGTCGATCCACTCATTCAGGGAATTAAAAACGCGAGTTACATACAAGTGATGGGTAACTTCGGTTCAGCGATTACGCAGCTTGCGGAGATTTCATATGCTGCGTTTTTCCACGGGTTCGACAATACTTTTCATGCGTTGTTCAATCGAAAAGACAACTTCAATTTTACCAAGCACTTCGGTTTGCAAGATCACCATATCGACGCTCAAACAAGTGCGGGCGGGTTGAGCAAGTTGCTTGATCAAGTGTTTACTGGAGTCGGACTTAAAAAGCTCGACCAGCTTTCCAAGAACACGATCATGAATGCATCGTGGAAAAAGTACCGCGCCCAAGCTTTGCGAGAGGGTGAGTCGGGAAAGCTCATGGATGAACTTAGCCCGATATTCGGCAAAGAGCGTGCGAGATTGATGATTAGGGATTTGGTCAGCAAAAAGCCTAACTCGAAGAATCTGACCAAGCCTGTCGAGGAACTCATTTGGTACAAGTTTTTGGATCTTAATCCCGCAACCCTGACGGAGATGCCATCGGGATACACGCAGTCGGGCAATGCTCGCATTCTGTACATGCTTAAAACTTTTACCATTAAACAATTTGACGTGTACCGCGAAGCCGCTGGCAAGGACGTTGCCCGCGCAACTGCTCTTTATAAAAAGGGAAACAAGAAAGCCGCAGCCAAAGCAGCAGGGGCAGCAGTTGCGAAGTTTGCCGGACTTGCTACCTTGTTTGCCGCTGCCAACGCATCTACCGACGTGGTCAAGGATACGCTTTATGGCAGACCGACCAAGCCCGACGAGTTGGTTACTAATAACATACTCCGTCTGATGGGCGTGAACCGTTACCTGGCGTACCAAGCAAAGCGCGAGGGATTGGGTAAATCGATTTTCAGTATGGCGCTTCCACCCACTGCTGTCATCGACCGTGCGGGTAAAGACTTGATGGACGTGATTGGTGACGGAGAATACAAGGGCAACATGTTACAGGGTACACCGTTTGACCTCATCTACTGGCGCTACCTTGGCGGGCTTGACAAAATCGAAAACGCAAAGTAGTCTGCGGGTTCTAGGTTTGTCCTGGAGTTAGATGCGGATGGGGACATTCGCGCCAAGCGGGGGAGACCCCGCTTTTTTTTGTACCTAAAATCTCTTTGTGCAAAAAAGTAAAAAAAAATAAATAAGGCATTGACATACATGAAAGGATACTGTTTGAGTAGTCTCGTGTACCCAATGTCTACTAAGAGAATTTTGATCACCATTTCTTTGGGCCGGCGTAGCTCAGTTGGTAGAGCAGGAGACTCTTAATCTTTTGGTCGAATCCCATGAATACAGCAAAAACTAAAAATTGCACTTTACAGCAAAAAAAATACCATGTAGAAGATGAGGTCATGCCCTCAATGCGATTGTATAGTCGCAACGGAAGGATCTACATGGAAACCTCATTTAACGATGAGCGCATCCGGAAGTCACTTGATACCTCTTGCCCCGAGGAGGCTCAAAGGAAAGCTCAAGAGTATGTTCTCGATTCTATTAACGAACGGATCGAGCGCATTGTCCCGCTTATAAGTGAGTTGTTCCGCATCTACGAGTTCAACCGCTTGCCAACGGGCAGGCAGGCAAGCGATGACACGAAGCGCAAGAACGTGGTGAAGATGAAACGCATCTTGAGTGAGTACGGGATCGACCCCGAAGTACACGATATCCGGTACTTTGCACGCAAGTATCGTGGGCAACCCATCCCTGAACACTTCGCCCAGTTCCACGACTCAAGCACTGTCCGCATGGCAAAGAGTTTGTTCTCCAAACAGTGGATGAGGTTTTACAAGGAACGCTTCGGGGTAGATACGAGCTTCTTTGCCAACTGGATTGCGGTTAGTTTGCAACCCGCGAAGGTAAGCAAGTTTTATAACGATGAGCGCGAACGTGCATTGATCGAGGAGAAGTGCGGAGCGTTAAAAAAGACCGACATTGATTTATACAAGGCGTATGTCCTAGCTTACGGGCTTGGATTGCGTAGCTCGGAAGTCATGCGTGCGAAATGGGATGACCTTTGGCAGACAGAAGAAAATAAGGTCATTCGCATATGGAAACCCAAGGGGGTGAATGACGGTGAGGTTGATGGCGTTGGATTTCAAGACCGTCCATGCGATCCTGCTTGGTGGAACGAATTGATGAGCCTTAAATCGTCGGACGATGGTTTGATCGTTCCGGTTATTCGCAATCGGATCACTCGCAAGTTCCCTGACTTTCTGCGCAAGGAGTGCGGTATGACTTGCACTCAACCTTTTCATCGTCTGCGAAAATATGCGGGCCACCGCACCATGCGTTTGAATAACAATAATCCTTTTATTGCCCAACAAGTATTAGGTCACTCAAGTGTTGAGATGACTACTAAAATTTATGTAGGACTACCTACGGTTATGACGAGCAATATACCTACCTAGACTTCCAACCAATCGTATTTTCTTTTAGTTAGATGTCTAGCCGATCAGACTACAGAAAGCTACAAACATGAAAACAACAATAGATATTAACGGACTTAGAATTGAACACGATGGAGGAGAATCGGTACTCCTTATTTCTGAAGCGCCGACGAAGATCGCAATAAGCGAACTGATGGACGAACTTATTTCTTTACGATCTGAAAGTGGAGAGGGATCGAAATTTGATCATCCTGCTCGGCAATCGCTTTGCAACCCGCTCGCAAAATCAAATCGTATAACTGAGCTTGAATGAGTCCGGTATCTTCCGAAAGTTTTTGGACTCGCTCACGAACCTCAGTCGATAAGCGTATTGATATGGGTTTTGTCTTCGCAGTTGATCTTGGCATGAGCAACTTTATTTCACACTGAAAAACATAAAGCAACACTAAAATACATAAAAATATATGGCATTCTTATCAAACATACAACCCTCGCCCGATGGTGGTGCTGAGCATTACTATAAGTTCGGGCAAGGAGAGAATAAGTTCCGCATCGTCGGATCAAGCGACACCACGCCTCCTGGCTTCATTCAAGGCATGATTGGATGGGGCGAGAACGAGGAGGGCAAACGCAAGCCTTTCCGCTGGCGAATAGGCGAGGACGCACCACGCAACTTCGCAGAAAAACCCCGCGAGTTCTTTGCATTGGCGGTTTGGAACTACGAGGAGGCTTGCGTACAAGTGCTTGAGCTTACTCAGGCAGGACTGAAGAGCGAGCTTGTGACGCTTGCCAATGACAAGGAGTGGGGTGACCCGCGCAAGTATGACATTGCGGTGATAAGGAATGGTGAGGGCAAGGACACGTCATACGTCATGACCCCCAAGCCCCACAAGAAGCTCGATGCTAGTGCGGTGGCAATAGTCAAGGCCACGCCTGTCAACTTGGAAGCGCTCTACGATGGTGGCGATCCATTCGAGGATGCAGAACCTGCCAAGCCCGCGAAGCTTGCCGAGCCTAAAGAGCCGGACGTGGAGGAGGAAGACGAGGGCGAAGAGGAGAACCCTTTCTGATGTTACGGACTGACATTAGCAACTCGGCCTATCACGGGTCGGGTGACCTTAGTCGGAGCGTGGCGTGGGCATTGCGCAAGTCATGCCCGGCTCAGGTATGGCACGACATGAAGCACCCTACTCCTAGCGATGCCCCTCATTTCGTGATGGGAGATTGCACGCACGCTGCAACGCTCGAACCGTTCAGGCTCGATGAGGAGTACGGGGTCAAGCCCGAGTCCATTGACGGGAGCGGGCCGAGAACGAATGCGTACAAGGCGGCATTCGAAGAGATGCAAAACCACGCACCCGACAAGCGTTGGCTTACCGCTAGCGACTACAAGCGTTGTATGGATATGGCGGCAAGCGCGAGGGAGCATCCGATCATGCAGACCTACCTTGATGATCCTGAGAGTGTGATCGAGGGAACGGGCTTTTTTGAGCATGAAGGTGCGGATTGCAAGGTACGTCCTGACTTATGGAATCCCGGCGCGGGTGTGGTGGTGGACTTGAAAACCACGCAGAGCGCGAACGAGAAGGACTTCGCTCGCTCCGTAGTGAAGTATGGTTATGCGTTCCAAGCCTGTTGGTATCTTCATGGCTTGCGATTGATGGGCGAGAACCCCAAGCAATTCATATTCGTATGCGTTGAGAAAGCTGCGCCTTACTTGACTAATGCGTTCACCTTGAGCGCGAGCGACGTGGACAGACAGAAGAGCGTCATGGCGGACGCATGTAAGCTTTGGGCAACGTGCATGGACTCAGGAGTGTGGCCTGGCTACAGCGATGACGTCAAAACGCTAAGCCTCGGAAACAACTTGGCTAACCGTCTGAGCATATCGGAGATTGCCGACAAGTTCGAAGTGTCCCGTAGTTACGTTTACCGCATTCTCAAGGATCACGGTTTGGAAACCCGCAATATTGGCAACCGCAGGACGGTTGACATGGGAGACTTTGCCCAAGCCTTGCGATTTGACAGTGAGGGCAGAGCGGCATGAGCGGGAAGGTCATAAGCTTGCTCAGTACAAAGAAGGCGCTCGAACTCACCGGATACCGCTCGCTCAACTCATTGCAACAACTGCATGAGTCCGAGGACGTAGCGCTCACGTGCTACAGGATCAAGGGTGGTCATGGACGGGGGGCGCTTGTGCGTGCATGGAGCGAGAAAGAACTGAAGGAATTCATGAAGAACAACCATCAACTAACGGAGGAAAAATGGCTGATAGATTAGAGCAAATAAGGCGAATCAAGCAGGGTGTGGAGTTTGCGAACAACCATATAGTCGAGAGCGACTGGCACGGGGCGATAGTCGTGCAGAATGCGCTCATCGAACAGTTGCTCGCATTGATCGAGGGTGAAGACTTGAACAACGCAAGCGATCCCGACGTGGTAATTACATTCAAGGAGGATTGCGGAGATGACAGCGGGACTTGAGCGGTGCATCATTGCGATTGATCCAGGTGCGAGTGGTGGGTTTTGTCAGTTCATAGGTACGCAAGTCGTAACGGCTTGGAAGTTCACCAGCTTGTCGGACTTCACGGATGATGTTCACGACTTGATGCACGACCCCGATTCTCGGCTTGAGTTTGTCTTGGAAGACGTCCCCCCGTTTGCGGGTAAGAACATTCCCTCGTCTGCGGGTTTCAAATTAGGCAAGTCATGCGGGTTCTACGAAGGGCTTGCAAGGGGCTTGAAGATACCATGCCATCTTGTTTCTCCAAAGACGTGGCAAAAGGGCTTGCAGGGTCTGCAAAAGACGTCAGGCGCTCAACGCAAGCGCTTGCTCAAGGATCATGCGACAAGGCTATACCCTGATCTCGGGAAGGACGTAACCCTAGCGACTGCGGATGCCGTGCTCATAGGGCATTGGTTTATTAATAACGATGCCCCAGTTCAGTAACAGTCTAGGGGTAGGCAAGGAACGGGAAGAGGAGATCATGAGCTTCATGCGCGAGCATGGGCATCTCCCGATCCCGATTCCAGGCAAGTTCAAGGGCTACGATTTCTTCACCGCGAATACCAAGCAAGCGTATGAGGTTAAGCAAGACTGGAAATCCCGCTACAGTGGCAACCTGGTCGTGGAAATAGCGTTCGGTGGAAAACCCTCCGGACTCAGTACCACGCAAGCCGACTGGTGGATCTTCCACACGGGTGAGGAATACATATTCATGCGCCCAAAGACAATTCGCAAGCTGATCGAGAAGGAGCGTTTGCGTCCGGCAAAGTTCGTGGGCAAGGGAGACTCCAAGCAGAAGGAAGCGTACCTAGTACCCGTCGAAACGATCCACCGATATGCGGAGAAGGTACATAAGCTATGAACAAGCTTGAATGGTTGTCTTTGGAATACGTCATTCCTCCATCAAACCTCCTAGAATACGTACAGGATTACGGAGTTATCTCGGATAATTGTTGGAAACTCGATCAAGTCGTAAATGCGGATGAAGCTTGGCTATTCATTGTAAAAAACTGGAAGGAATTCACTTCCGTACACTCGTGTGTTTTATGAAAAAATTACTAGAAAATATTATCGTTCACCTCCTCTTTCTGACTGCAATCATCGTCTTCGTATGGATGATTCTAGGCTTCGTTCTCACGTTAGGAGGGGTCAAGTAGACATGTCAAAGAACAAGGAAAAGAGGATCATGTTGGGGGAAGCGGCAACCTCAATCTTAGACGAGTATTGCGAGTTAACGGGACTCCAGTGTTCCTCCGTGATTACCGTCATTATACTGGAGGATCTACGTAAACGCCTCGCGCGCGCACGTCATTTCTTCGAAATGAATAATACTATATATAGCCCGCCTTCCAAAGAACCTCCAAGAAACACGGCAAAGAAAAAAGCATCTCCTCGCAAGCAAAAGACTTCATTGCCCGATGACTTTGATCCGCCCCGCGCGATTTCCGAGGAAGCGGGAGTAGACCACGACAAAGCGGTTCGTTTCTTCAAAGCCCAAGCGGAAGCGAAGGATTACAAATACGTGAACTGGGACAAGGCATTCGCGCTTGCGGTCAACGGATACCTCATTGAGAACTTTCCGCAAATCAAGCAAGCTCCGAAGATCAAGAACCTCTAAACTCATGTCAGTGTGGATTACGACTTAGCGGAGATCGCGGTTCTCGCATCCGCGATGCGCGATGCCTCGGGCCGATCCTCGGCCATTGCATTGGAACATCTCACGGAGGAGGATTTCGGCTCACCCGAGCGCCAGCGCATATTCCTGGTTCTCTCGAAGCTCGCCCCTGCGTGTAACGACGTTGACGTGATGATGGAACTGCCGGAACTGAGCGACACGGTAACCTTTATCTCTCAGCAATACGGTGGCGGGAACGTCGAGCGCTACGTGGACCATCTTATCGAGCATCGCAACGTCCGCGCGGTAAACCGGGCATTGCTTGCCGCCCAGGACGGGGTTCTCACGCAAAGGAGCGCGGAAGAGATCGCGTCTTCCTTCACTGCGGAGGTAGCGAAAGCATTCACCACGCGAAAGGGACAGGTACACGTCAAGCAAGCGGTGCAAGACGCGCATGCGGACTTTCTCGCTCAGGATGCGGGCGAGTTCTCCGCAATACCCACGGGTTTCTCACGCCTGGACTCGCATCTCGGAGGCGGATTGAAGAACGGATGCCTGTACGTGATAGGCGCAAGGCCCGGAGTGGGCAAATCCGCACTCGCGATTCACCTTGCCATGCAAGCCGCGAAGAAAGGCATCCGTTCATCCTATGCATCTCTCGAAATGACCGCATCCGAGTGCGCGGGGCGATTGCTTGCGAATGCAAGCGGAGTCCCGCGCCCAACCACGCAGGGCAAGCTTACCGCAGGGCATAAGAAGCGCCTCGCGGATACCGCATCCTCCATGAAAGCATGGCCTATCACATTCAAAGATGACAACCAGGCAACCTTGGAAGCGTTTGGCGCGTTTCTCCAGCAACAACGCTTGGAAGGTGATCTCGGATTTGCGGTCGTGGATTACTTGCAACTGCTTTCGAGTCCGGGCTTCGACTCCCGCACGCAGGAAGTCTCCCACATTTCGCGATCCCTCAAGGCCATGGCAATGGAATACGAGATTCCGATTCTCGCGTTAAGCCAGCTTAACCGTTCGAGCGCCCGCGAGAACCGCAAGCCCAGCCTGAGCGATCTGCGTGAGAGCGGGAGCATAGAGCAGGATGCGGATAGCGTGATTCTCCTTGATCGCGAGAAGGAACTTAACTCAACTACGGACGTCATGCACATCAACCTCGCGAAGAACCGCAACGGGGATACGGGACAATCGTTTGCCCAGTTCGAGAAACCGCTCGGTCGTTTCTCCTCGCATATCGAGCCCAGGTTAAACGATGACGAACCCGTTTCTCCTAGCGAGCTGCCTTGGTAGACTACCGAAAGCTACGGGAAGGCACATTGCGTGACCGTAGAGGGTGCTAGGAGCGCGTTTTGTGTCTCGGGAATACCAAAGGTCATGTTTCGGAACAAAACGCTTTTAAGGGCGATACAAGGCTTATGCTTGTCTCTCCTTATATTCCGCAATTACTTTATCCAGCACCTCGGTCGATACTCCCCATGCAATCATCAAGCGCTTGGCATCGTCCCACATTTTGCGATTCAGATAAGCCACAAGCTCGCGCTGTAATTGCTCCTTTCTCAGTTTCTCAAGGCGCGGGATAGGGTGACCCTGGAAGGTTGTCATGCCGTTTCTCCTTCCTCTTTGTATATGTTTTCTTCAATCGACTTGGATAATTCAGAAATGAAATCCTTTTCGTCTCTGATAGAGTTAGTCAAAAACGAGTAGACGTGCTCGAAACCTTTTGCGTATCGCTCATCCCAAGTGAGGTCATCCCATCCTTTGCTCTTCTTTAGTTTCTCGTTTTTGGCAAGTTGCTTCTTTTCCGTAACACTATATTCGTCCGGAGTCTTCTCAATGTGTACAGCTCGCTCGCAAAACATAGAACCCAGCCCGTCCGCAACTACTGCGTACATCAAATCATGCAACTTTCTCCTTTCTTCTTTCGCAATTCTCGTTAGCAAGCAATGTTGCTTGTCCGTTAGTTCAATATTTATCGTTTTCATGTTCATTGTTCTTTCTCCTTATGTTGTTCATTGCGTTCAAGCCCTTATAAAACGCCCCCGCGAGGTATCCCGCCCCGCGAGGGCGCACAGGACTAGAACAAAAGTTTGTTAATTTCCTTGCGGGTTTTTTTCGATTGAGTCTTTTGATCTTCGTCTTTCGGTTGATCCAAGACAGTTGCGCACCTATAAGCATTCTTCCCCTGCATTCTTTTCTTCATGCCTTTCGGAAAATCCGAGTCACTGGATTCTAAAATCTCAAACGTGAACCAGTGCTTGCAAGCATGTCCATATTTCTCCTTGATGCAAATTGCCTTTTCAATGGTCGCGTCACGCACGAATTTCGCATTGCGAAAACTACCTCGAAAAATAGGTATTTCCAAAGATACAACAGTACCTTCCACAATGTTCATGAGTCCGCCCTCCCCTGAATCACCAGCTCAAGACTCCATTCGTCATTTTCCCAGTGAAAGTCCCGCGCCCCAGTCTGCAAGCACGTCCCGCTTGCGGCCAAGTTCTCAGGTTTGACCAAGTCTTTGACAGCCTGGCCAAGCTCGCACCCGACCGGGTCGTCAGGCAGCGCGCTGTTGACTATGTCCATGACGTAGTTCTCTCGCGTTACTTGAATGAGTTCTTTTATTTCTTGTATGTTCATCGTTCTAGTTTCTCCTTATCGTTTTTTGTTAATTTGCCAGCCATTCGTCAAACGTGAGCAAAGGTTGCCCGTTTCTCGTTATATCCCCACCCGCGCCATCATTGGCGCATTCCAAGTAAATCTGATATTCCTGCTCATTCGCCCCCCTGACTCTCGTTTGAAAGTTGTAAAGCGCATCTTGAAAATCCTGCTCAGTTGGTTGCGTATTTTCGTTGTCGTTGTTCATTGTCCTAGTTTCTCCTTATGTAGTTGTAACTCCAATTGCTCCCCACGCACGCGCCTTGCACGCCCTACGCGCTTGCGTGGATCAACGGGTCGATTCTCGACCACCGGATCACACGCATCACGCTCCCGTTTCTCCCGCGCAATCATGCGCTCGATTTCCGCCAGGACGTCAGGCACGATTGCGCTCATCTTGCGCAGGCTCATGACGCGGTTTCTCCTTTGCGCTTTACCAGCTTTGCTTTCAAGTTGTTCCAGTAGGCAGGCGGCAACGATTCGGCCTTATATTCAACGCCGTGAATCGTTACAAAGAACTTGTCTCCCCTGCTACGCACGCGAGCGCGAAAAGTGCCATGCTTGAAAACGTCAGGAATAAACTGCTCTATTGCACGTGATGCTTTGAAGTCGTCAAGTAACTGGTCGCGCCGTTTGGCCAGCGCTTCCAATTGCTCTAGTTGCTCGGTTTCGGTCATTGCTTGTTTCTCCTCTCGTTTCCCTTGCCAAAGTGTAGCCAGAGCAAAAGCTTTTCTCGTTCGGTTAATTTCATCAGTAACTTTCTCCTTTGCTTTCGAGGATATCGCGAACGCGAATAAGTACTTGCCCGAATTGCAAGACGTCATCACCGGGCAAGGCCATTTCTTCAAGCGCTTGGAAAACGTAGCTTTCCTTATCCGCGCCAAGCGGGCTTGGTTTATATTGCCATGAATCCGGCACGCATGTCTCGGTTTCAAAAGTAAGGTAATCGGCAATTGCAAATAGCCATTGCATGACGTTTCCCCAGTTGTCTCCATCATTGGTTTCGCGGAATAGTTGTTTGAGTTTTGCGTTCATTGCGCGGTTTCTCCTTTCATTCTTTCCATGCGCATGGCTGCGTGTACAACCATCGACAAATTTTCATCCCCCAAGTCTAAGACCATAAGCTCATCACGCGCTTGCATAATAGTCTTGCCTGTGCAATCAATGAGCGCCTGGATTAGCTTTTCAATGCGCTTTTCCTTGGCCTGTTTCTCCTTTTCCTTGGCCTGCATAAGCTCGACAACTTTTGGAATTATTTTTCGAGTTTCAGAATGCTCGTCAAATAAGCCCATAAGCGTTTTGCCTGCGCTTTCCAGGGTAGCGCCCATTTGGCAATCAACGCTTGCCTGGATTAGCTTTTCAATGCGCTTTTCCAGGTCAAACCGTTCAATCCGTTTCGCGCTTTCGCGTTCGTTGTATCCTTCAGGTTTTTTCATGTCACTCGTCTCCTTTGTTGCTGTTGAAAATGTCCCCATGCATGAGCCAAAGGGCAAAGAGCATAGGGATAAAAAATATTAGTGAATCGTAACCGTTCATGATGCGTTTCTCTTTAGCTCGCAACGGATCGAATCAAGCGCGTTTCGGTCAAGCGTTTCGTCCCATGAATCTTGAAGCGTCTTGCTCTCGTTCAAGATTTCTTCACCCAGGACGTAAGCGAGCATGTTCGCAACCTTTTCCGCATCAGAAAAATCAGTTGTAACTTGCCCGAAGTTGTCTTGCTCGTATTCCTTGATTTTTTCAATCGCTTCAAACGCTTGATTGCCCAGCCATTGCTTCGCGTTCCACGTGCCAACCATGAAGTAATCTTCGTTGAAAATATGGTGATGCAATTCGCTAGCTTCCAAGTCAATGTCTTCATAGGGTGAGCGAGCGAGTAAATCGTCAATGTAGTCGACTGCGTGCTCTCGTACTAATTCCAGTTTTTCGCTCATTGTTTTTTCCATTGTTCTATCCTTTCGGTTTAGGCGTTAGGGTTGGCACGCAAAAAGGCATCTTGGATCGAGCCATGCGTGATTTCGTAACAAACGTGTTCGGCATCCTTAGCGCTCATGTCTAAAACTGCGCTGGATAGCTCAATTAATTGCTCAACGGTCTCGGAGTATTGCAACGGGCTTTTGAGTTTACCCTTGCGAGTTTTTGGCGCTTGTTCGTATTCGCTGGCACATATCCTTTTGAGCCGCGCTTGAATCATATCGTAGACTTGGTTGTTCATTGGTTCTTATCCTTTCGTTTGAGTTAGATTTTTGAAGGCTTACCTTCGTGGATAATTCCGAATGTAGCTTTGTGTTGTCGTATGTCAAGCTTTACCGAAAAAAAAGTTTTGTGCGAGCAAATCAAATCGCCCGCAAGCCCGCATAAATCCAAGCAAGCAAGCCCGTAAAAAAAAATGAAAAAAAAATTGTGCGAGCAAACCGGGCAAACAATTTAAAGCGAAACCATGCAAGCTTGCCAGCCAGGCCAGCCAGTCTGCCTGGCCAGCCCGCAAACCATGCCATGCAATGCAATCAATGCCTAGCAAGCCCAGTAATCCCAGTAAGCACGCAAGCAACCAGTGCAAGCCCGTATTAGCCCGCAAGCTTCTCTTTCCCGCCTATCTCGCTCCATTTCTCCCCTATTTCGCAATAATTCTTTCCCGTTGTACACGCGCATACAAGACGGCATCGATCCGGATGACCGCTCCCTTGTATGCGCGCGTACAAGACGGAACGAAAAACTACAGCCAAAATATGTCAAAAAAACGGACTCGAAAACGTGCCGAATCGAAACCGAAAATCCAGGGCGAGCGAGTCCGAAAATCCGACGTTCTCGATGCTCGAAAAATCCGGCCGATCGAGTTGCGAAAATTGCCATCCTGGCGACGTGCAAATTGAGCAAGCAAGCAACGCGAAAATCGGTTGCATGGTGACGTGCAAAATGAGGGTGACCAGGTCGCGAAAATTGCCAGCCTGGTTACTCGCAAAGCAACGTTGACCAGGTCAGCGCAAAACGGGCTTATCGATAATCGATTATCATTTATCCATTTCGCAATCCAGTAGCAAAAAAACAGTACGTATGCGTACTAATTTATAAGCCTGCAAATCCGCCCGCAAATCCGCCTGCAATCCGCCTGCAATCCGCCCGCAAATCCGCCTGCCTGGTTTGCGATCCAGCCCGCACCAGGCAGCCCATTACAAGCCCGCAAATCCGCCCTCATCAACCCAGCGTTCGTCACACATAGCCTGCAATCCGCTAGAACTAGCGAGCGAACGGGAGTCTACGAATCTCCCGACCCGCAAATTGACCCGCATTCTCCGGACTAAGAACGCAGGCGCATTAACTGACCCGCGCATTAGCTACACGCGGGTCAAAGGGGGGGCGGGGGTGCGCCCTCGCGACGCGCGCGTTTTATTATTATAATAACCCCCGCCACTACTTTTTTCGCAGTATTGCCCCCATGTTTGCGTACCTCCGTGCAGCATTGCCCCCACGTTGCGGGCTTCCGCGCCCCCACGCTTGCGTGTTCTATGGGGTTTTCGATGGAGTAATAAGGAGTACCCCCTTATTGTTCGGTTGCTTTTTCACCCTCTTGTGCATCCGCGCTCCCACGCTTGCG